ATTAATCAAATCCGTAAATTCTAATTTTTCATTAAAACTTACGGGAGCAATTGCCAATTCACGAATTTCAAAACCTCTTATATTTGAGGTGTAAACATCTTGACCGGAACGATACAATTTCACATCAATTAAACCTTGCTCCGGAATAATAACCTCAAAATCCAACTTTGCTTCATCATCCGTAAAAATTAAATTTTCATTATCAGGAATCGTTGTTTTTTTATTCGAAAAAAGAACAGTATCATTCAAAATAAATTCATAAAAAAACGGATTAGTATTCGCCATTGCATCAGTAGGCGTTAATCCACTTGAATATTTCAAAAGTTTAAAAACAGCCTTAATCGTTAATTTTTGATATTTATATACAAAAATTTTATTCTTTAGATTTACAAAATCATCTTCATCAAATGGAGTTGTTGTAGGAGGAATAAATTCAGGAGTGTAATACTTCAATAACGAAATATAATAATCAGGAACTATCGCTTTAACATAGTAACCATTATTCCCATTCCAATCGGTTGCATATATTTCGCCTTTTACACCGGTTCCTACCACCCAACCTTCATTCTTTTCTTTTGCGATTGTATCAGGAAAACTTTGAAGAACTCTTGGATGCGTCACAGTAATCATATTGTAAGGCGGCACCATTGTAACATAAGGCTCTACCAAAGGAGTAATTCTTTTAATCAATTTTTGACCTTCCAAAACCCCTTTTTCATTTCCTTCAAAGTCATATAGTTTTGCTTTATAAGGACGAACAGAACGCTGATTAATTCCTTCTATATTCCAACGACCGTCCGCTTGAAAACACACAGAAAGCATATCATTCATTAATGTTTCTACTATGCTATATACATCTTTCTTTTTCCCACCACCAATAAAACTAAATGAATCGATATAAATATTTTTATAGTTTTTTTCAAAGCTGTTTTCGATCGCTGGATTAAAAAACAAATCCATTTGTAAACCAGTCAATGAAAGCGATTTACTAAGAATATCTATTACGCTTTTTTCGTCACGATAGTAACTTTCAGGAAGGTATTTTCCTTTCAATCGACCTAAACCACAAGAAGCGGTTATTTTTACAAATGTTACTCCATTTGTATAAGGCTCAGAATAGGTATCAGGAATATTATGCCCCGTCCAAATAAGAGCATCATTTTCATACTTACGCAATTCCACTTTGAAACGAACTTCATTACCAGTAAAAAACTTTATAAATTTTGCATCAACTTTTTCAGTATGCGCAATGTCAAATTCAAGACTTGAACCCACTATTTTAAGCTCATCTTTTTTATCACCACCACTCCAAGCGAGTGTAACTCCCGATTTGGAAGCTACTTCAATAACGAACAAACTGTTATTAAGTTCTTGGTCGATGATATCAATATAATACCCTTTCATTATCCTATACGGTTTTTACGTTCATCAGCTCTATCAAGAACTAATCTCAACTTATGACCATCAAGAACAAAGCCCCCACCAAGAGTAATATTGGTTCCCGAATTACTTTGCATTGCCCCCCAAATTTTTTGTTGCTGCGCAGAATTTGCCACCATTTCACCTGAATTAACCCTTGCTAGTATTTTATCACCATAATAAGAACTACCGCCAAAAACTCCACCTGTTTCAAATTTTGGTATAGCTGCAAAAGCCGCTAAAACTCCACCAATTGCCGTAGCTATAAATGCAGGTGTTGTAAATACCGCTGCTGGCCCTGTTGCTGCACCCGAAGCCGTTGCACCCGCTATAGATTGCGATATTGACGAAGCCAACATCATCGCCACCAACTTAGTTACCGTTTGCAATAACCCACCTATAAAACCTTGAAACCCTGTTTTTGCCAAACCTAAACTTTCTACTATACTTGTCCCCATAGAAGAAAAAGCATCAGTCAATGCAGGCAAAGCTTCAGTAGCAATTGTTTGCATTAATACTTTTGATTCGGCACCAATAGAAGCAATGGAAGCTTTTATTCCTCCCGCTTTGGCAGCCATTTCATTTTGAAGCTTCTCAAAACCTCCTGATATCGCCACTAATGAAGTTGGATCAAAATTTAATACTTTAGCAAATTCTAAGTTTTTAATTGCATCATTAGCCGCTTTTGCTTGAGCTGCTGTTGTAGCAACTTCATCACGAAATTCTTGTAATTTGTCAATTTGAGCATCAAAGGCAGCAATAGAACCCGCAACATCACCTTTAGTTAAACTAATATCAATAGGCTCTAAATTGATGCTTTTAACTTTTTCAACACCTTCTACTACACCACTCAAAGCTTCAGATACCGCATCTAATTTTAAAGCGTCATTTTCCGCCAGCTTTCCTGTTTTTGCAGAATATTCAGCTTTAGCCGCCAATAGTGCAGCGTCTTGACTTTTGGAATCGGCATAAAATTTTTGTAAATCTGTTTTATAAGAACCAAGTACACGAGCCGCTTCTTTTATTTTATCCTGAACAGAAACAAAAGCCTCACCACCGCCACCCGTAGAACCTACAGAAACATTAGAAGTTGCATCACCATTTTTTTGTAAATCAACTAATCGTTTTCGCGCTTCTACAATTCTATTTTGTAATTCAATTTCTTTAGAAATACGATTGTTTGCATTTTCCTGTAATTGATTATCAATAGCCGTTGCACGAGATTTAGCAAAAATTGCATCACGAAGTTCGAGATAGGAATCTTTAGCGGTTCCGTTTTTAATTGCTTCAGAATCGATATTTTTGAAATAAGCAGGGTACAATTCCTGTAATTTCTTTATAGCTTCACGACGATCATCCGTTGACGCTTTCACACTGGTTGCTGTACTGTATAATTTATCAAGCGCCCCAACTTCCGTAGCTGCATTTTTATTCCCTTCAGCAACTGCTTTATTTAAAGCCTGTTGACTTGTTAAGACCTTTTCTGTATTTGCATTCCAAGTATATAAAGCCAACGCAATAGCACCAATTGCCACCGCTAAAGCTGTATAAGGATTTGCAACAATCACAGCTCTTAATCCTAAGAAAGCATCTTTTAAACCATTAAATTTCGTTATTAGATTTGGAACAAAAGTTAACATTGAACCAAAAACGGTCAACAACGGACCTATAGAAGCCACAACCGCTGCAACAACAACAATCGTTTCTTTTGTTCCCTGGCTTAAATTACCAAAAGACTTTATTAAACCATTTACATAAACAATAGCCTTTGTAAAAGCCGGAATCATCACCGAGCCAAATTGCTGAGCAACTTGTTTCAATGATTCCTGAAAGATTCGCATTTGATTTGCTGCACCACCACCAGTTCTTATAAAATCACCTTGAGCGTTTTTGGTAGCATTTAATATATAAGCATATCGAAGATTTACCTTAGAAGCTTGATCCATGTCCTTAATTTGAACATTCATCCCTTTTGACATTGCAAACGACTGCAAGTTAGCTTCAGTCATTACAATACCTAGTTTCTTTAAACTTTCGGTTTCACCTGTAAAAATTCCCGCCAAAGCCGTATTTGCCTGGTCAATCCCTATGTTTTTAAAAGAAGATAAATCACCAGCCAATCCAACCAACGTTTCGGACATTTTAGCTGCTTTATCCGTTGGAATATCCATTGACGTAGCCATATCACCATAGGTTGCAGCTAAATCCAGTGCAGTACCTTCGGCAATACCAAAGCTTTCTAAGGAGTTTTTTGCAAACTCTTTAACACCTTCAGCATGATTTTTAAAAGCAACATCTACTTTATTTAAGGATTCATTATAATCAGATGCAAATTTTATAGCAGCTGCACCACCAGCCAATAAAGGTCCGGTAACATACATAGACATGCCTTTTCCCAACTCGGTCATTTTAGAACCGAATTGTCCAATTCTACGCATAGAGTTCTGCATTTCTGTAGAAAACCCACGTAAATCGGCAGTAAATTTTACATTGATTGTTGCTAAACCCATAACCACTATTTAAGTAGTTAAAAGTAGTTTTAGGGTATTTTTAAAGTGGTTACATTATGTAACTTTCTACTTAAAAAATACTTTTCTAATTATTGTAATGAGATTTTTTCGTGCCTCGTAAAGACATAAAAAAAGCCTAGTATTACTACTAGGCCAAAAAATAAAAAATAGAGAACACGTTATGCTTTTGCTAATCTTTTTTGATCAATTCTTGCAAAAAAATCTTCGCTTAATTTTTGTTGATTAATCAAAAAGACTTCTTCTTCTTCATTAAGTAATTTGACTTTATTATCTTCCCACGGAAAAGTAATAATATCAGTTTCTTTTGCATTCGAACCTAAATATTTACACATGTATGAAAACATAATTTTCCGAGCCACTTGCCAACGTTCACGAGATAGATAATCTTCTTTTTTCCGATATCCATTAACAGTGTTGTAAAATTGTCTTTGAGTTAATTTATAAAAGTAATTAACATCCAATCCAAGTTCACCGCAAGCCAATTGTTCTAATTGATCCCAGGTGAGAGGTTTTTGTTTTTCTCCCTGGCTTTCGGCTTTTTTTCAAGTTCCTGTTCCTCAAATTCGGGTTGTGGAGAATTTTTCACGAAGCCGGAAATCAATTTAATCATCACATCCTGAAACTCATTCATAGGCATCGACCTAATATCTGAAGCCTTGATTGTATCAGTATTATCAGGATATGCCAAAATCATTCCTTCAATAACCTCACTAACTTCCACAATCTTCTTTAAAGGCAATCCTTTACCTTCGGTAAAAGTTGTGAAAATCTGAAAGCGTTCGTTTACTTCTTCTAGGGTTTCTAAATTCCAAATTTCCCCTAATTTTATAAAAACTTCCAAGCCAAATCCTAGCTTGAAAGTTTTTCCATCTATTTGTATTTCGACTGCGTTACTCATTACGGTGCTATAATTGCTTTAGTTAGATTTCCGTTCCCTTTGAAGGAAATCGAAACTTTCGCACTAGAACCTGTTTCTGCTCCGATATCGAAATTATCGATAAAAGCTTTCATTGTGTAAATGAAGTCGCCTGTAATGTCCGTTGTAAATTCAACATCGATTTCAGTTCCTGCCAATTGCGCATCCAAAATTGTATCAGCCGTTACGTGCGTAGTATCACCTGATGGCAAGTTCGACAATAACGCTTCCGTACTTCCAGTTACGGAATAGTTAGAAGGAATTGAAACGGTACCATCTGTATCTTTGGTTGCAATTTCTTCCAATTTTGACGATACGGTAATTTTACAATTTGTTGCATGCATTAATTTCTTGTCATCAAATTTGAAACGAAGAAATTTCCCTTGATAAATAGTACTTGCCATTTTATTTTGGTTTTAAATTAAATTAAAAATTATTATTCCAGAAAACGTTGCGCTTTCCTCATTGTATTCTATAGATGACGATAACAAATTATATTTTGCATCAATCAATTCAGTAATAGTATCGGTAAACTCACAGCATTGGTCATAACTTTCAACTGGAAACCAAAAACTAAGAGTTACAGGCAGTATGCTTTTATCTTTTGTATCAGGCAATCTTTCACCCAAAACATACGTTGAAAGCGGTAATGCGTTACTTATGTCTGCTACAATCGGAAACAAAAACAACTTTTCACCTCGTTTCATCACAGCGGTAAACTCAGGCAATGAACCTAGATAATCCCTTAACTCTACTGATATCGATTTAAACATTGCTTAATCTATTAATTCGTCGTTGTATGAAAGCTGTAATTTTCTTGTCTGCATCGGCCGTTACTTGACTGTCGGTAACTTCAAAAGCTTTTCTCATATAAGGATTGGCAGTTGTACGCTTTTTTGCAGCGTGGTCATTTGCTCCTTTAGTATGTTTTCTTTTATAACCTTTGGAATACACATTGTGTCCATCGTGCGGAAAATGCCCATACCAACCATTAAACGAACCTTTAGCACGTGGACCAACTAGAATTGTTGGGTTTTCTTGTCTTCCAGTTATGTTTCCAATTGATTTTTGCAAATTTCTAGGCTGAATCAACTTTCCTCTTGTATAATGTGCTTTTCTTGAAACAGGAGCTAAACTTTGAGCCATTTGTAAAGTCGGTTTTGCCACTTGTCTAAGGATGAGTAAAATTTCTTTTTTCTTATCCTTATCATTAGATAACTGCTTTAATTTTTCTTGCAGTTCCGCAAAACCTTCTATTTCAATCAATGGCCTATTCATAGATTTTTACTCTAATTTCAAGATGCTGTCTACGCCCTAATTCCAAGATGTGAATTACTTCAAATTCACGGCCCTCGTCAATCAAGACTAAAGCCGTGCCTTTGCTCTTAACAACATCATTAAAACGAATCACATAAATCCTATTTACTAAATGCTTTATTTTACCATCAATTACTTCATTACCTGAAATATCTTTCATCATTGCCCACGGTTCACAAACAGGAACATTAGTCGAAACCTCCGAACCTGTACTAGTTTGCGATTTCGCTTTTTCAACTAATTGAATAACACGATCCATTTGACCAATGAAAGGATTCTTTTCCATAATTTAGAATTTACGGTATGGACGAAGCAAATTGTTTGATGCAGGCGAATTTCCTTGCTCACGATCTTCACGGCGTTCGTAGAAATCCGATATACGCAGTTTGATTGCCTGTAAAATAGGTTTTGGACATTTTGCCAATGTAAAGCCTTGTTTTACGGTGATTATCACTGCATCATCACGAACTTCTGTAGCTGGCATTGAAAGAAACTTAATATCGAAACATTCGATTATGTTTGATTTTCTCAATTTATACTGATCAGCTGGCAAAGTCGTTAGTGTTGTTTCTCCAGGTGCGTAATATTCAATCTTTTCGATTTCGTCATTCTCATAGTTTCGAGCAAAAGTCAAAGGAGATTCAAAAACAGATAATTCCATAAAGAACTTACGTTCTGAAATTCCTCTATTGATGTAATCTTCACAAGCTACTTGTGCTGATTCACTACATTCCAAAATCAAATCATCTTCAGCAGTGAAAGAAGCATCTTGACGAAGCTGTTTTTTTGCCGATGCTAAAATGATCAATGGAGTTGTAGCGGTTACTGTTGTATAAGAATGTGTTACCATTGGGATTGAATTATTTTTCTGTTTCTTCCTGATCTTCAGTTTCTTCTTCCTGATCTAGAGAATCATCAGTTTCTTCTTCAGTTTCTTCTTTTTTAGAAGCCACAAATAATTCAGCATAACCGGATTCAATTATTTCTTCCGCCTGTTTTTTCTCAAGAGAAACACTTTGCCCTTCGCTTTGAGGCAAACCAAACTTCAATAAAGGAAGCAAGGCTATAATTTTTATTTTCTTTGCCATTGTGTATAAGATTAAAAAGAAACGAGCCGAAACCCGTTTCTTTAGATTAGACTTTTTTAAGCTGTCATGAAGTTGTTTTTTGCAAATGCTTTCGGATTTGCAATCTGAACATCAGCTTCCATATTGATAATTAAATTGACAGACGCAGCAGCGGCAGCGGCAGTAGAATTAGCATCGACAATGATTTCAATACCACCCCAAACCCCAACATACAATTGAGACCAGTCACCATAAATAATTGGATAAGTATCAGGAGTTCCTGCAATTTTCTTAACCAATGAAGTAGAAACAGTTGGCATCGCATCAATTAAACCGTTTTGACAAATTGCACCTCCCATATCCGTTCCTTTTGAAATAGTTTTCAATTTAGAACGTAATTTAGGACTACATAAATAACCTAATGAAATTTCAGTTGCATCAGCATCTTCAATCAAACCTTGCAATTCAACAATATTTGCATATGTTGCAGCACCTGCTGCAACTTGATTTACAGAAGCCAAAACACCTGTTTTATTCAAAATTCCTTCCGGTTGCTTGCTCGCCAAAACACCATCAATAGCAACACCTTCTAAAGCTCTACGAATACCAGACTGCAATCTTGTTTTGATTGTATTTTCTACATCAATAGAAGACTGCATCAATAATTTTTTAGTAATTGACACTAAAGCAGCCGCACGTTTAGGAGATAATTTAGGACCTTTGAATTGTTGCTTTTGACCAGTAACCGTTTCGCCTTCATCCAACCATTCGAAAGTATAATTAGAAGAAACCGGCAAAGGAATATCACCACCTGAAAGACCTGTCCAAACATTAGCACCCAATTGCTCTAAATACAATTTTGGCATAAAACCATCAATTAATCTAGGCGCCGCATCAGATACCAACTGCCCTCCATAATCACCTGAATCCTGAGTCACTGTTTGCTGTGATGCTCTAGACATAAAACTTTCAGGGATATAAACTGCGTTTTCGTTAATTTCTAATCCACGTGAAGCACGTTCAGAAATTCCCAAATCCTGAGCTTCTTTTTCCGCACCAGTCAATTTACCAGCCATAGCACCACGAATGTGAGCAGCTAAAGAATATGCTCTTTCAGCAGTTTTCTTTTTATCTTTTCTAGCTTCAGGTTTGAAATCAATCGCTTCAGAACCTTCTAGCGAACGAAGATTTTCTTCATAAGCCAAAGCATCTTCATACTTTCTCGTTAAACCTGTGATTTCTGTTTGTAAAGTTCGAAACTGTAATGTTTCTTCTTCATTCAAATCTCTTTTTTCAAGTTCCGCTTTTGCGTGGACATCTTGCTGAGCCTTGATCTTTTGGGCTCGTTCTTGTAAAAAAATAGCAGATTTTTTCATTTGCTTTTATAAATTAGAATTAATAATTAATTGAGCCTCAAAAGGATTGAGCCCTTTATTGTCATCTGTTCGAACTTCTTCGATTACAGGGTTTTCTTTTTTGATTATACCTCGAATCTCTTCGATGGTTTGTGATTCTCTTTTTAATGCTTCGGGATTTGAACCTATTGGCACAATGGACCATTCTAGTAATTCCTGTTCATCGAAATAAATCACGTCACGATCTTCACCTAATTTTTCATCACCCCAATGGCCTCTTTTTGGGTTCGCACCAATAGAAGCCATTCTTAAAGTTCCTGCTTGTATTTTTTGGAATACTTTTTCAGCAACGGGATTAATTTCAGCAGATTCGAAACGAACGATTGCTACTAATTGATTATCTTCGATTCGAACGGTTGAAGTTCCAATCACCATATCAGGATTATCCGAATAGGATTTGTGTGCATAAAAAACAACCGGGTTATTTTCGTATCGCTTCAAATCCCAACCCGAAATTTTAAAAACCGTTCCATAAGTATCAGGTGCTTCGGTTGAAATCACAAATTCGGCTTCGCGGTTTTCTTTATTTTTATCAGATAAAGCACGAACAACCGCTTCACGGATTACAGGTTTATTTAGTTGAATTTTCATTTTCCTTTTCTTTAATTTGTTTTTCAATTTGTTCCTCAGTAAATGTGTTTACAGGAGTTAAGAACTCACTTAACAATGCAGGTCCTTCGTTCATATCTTCTAATTGACGACATTCGTTACGGTTGTAAATTCCTGACAATACCATTCTTGAATAGAATTCGGCACGAGCTTTGCTGTCAGCACGAAGCAATACTGCTAAATTTCCACGTACATAAAAACCGCTTTCATTTTCTTTTTGAGTAAACAGCTTTTTACTGTACTCCTGTTCGATATTGGTGATGTATGGCTGAATAGTATCAGAAACATGGTCTAGTGACTGCTGTTCGATATTGTTGTTTGTAGACTGCTGTAAAGACTTAATTTTGTGAGGTGCAATATTGAATATACGGGCGATTTCTTCGACTGTAAATTTTGCCGTTTCTATGATCTGTAATTCTTGTGGAGTGATAGTAATTGCTTTCCACTTCATACCTTCATCCAAAACTGCTACACGTGTTGGGTCTTTTTCGGAGAATGCTTTTTTTACACCAGCAATAATTTGATCTTTCCCCTTAGTAATCGTCTTATCACTTTCAACAACTCCTTGACGAACACCTTTGTTCGCGAAATTTGTTGCAGAATAGGTTTGCACTTCGATTGCTAATCCTAGTTGCTGTGCTCCGTAAGTTATTGGTGCAACACCTACAATTCCATTGAGTGTAAAATGCATCCAGTGCAATACTTCGGAAGCTAATAAGGTTCCGTAACCAGTAACATCGAAAACTTTTTCACCATTTTTAACACGGATATCAGTCACTTTGCCCCAGTCGATAAATATGGTTTCTATTGGATCACCTATACTATTGTAAACGATTTTCGCTAAAGCATTCCCACGGGTTAACAAAGAAATCGCCATTGTTTTGCGGAAAATAAAGGTTGTCATTAACGAATTTGGCGCATACGAAATCAATCGATGTGCCGGGTGATTCGGTTGTGACTCCCTGTTATTTCCCACTTTGCGGTTTACCGAAAAAGGGATTTTCGCTATGTCGTTTGAGATTTGCTCGATTGCATTGAAGACCGCTGTAAGCGTTAATGCTTTTTTGTATGGCATTGAAGAAAATGTTCCGTTGCCTGTAGAGAAGAAACTGCTAAACCCTCCAAAATAAGAAGTATCTGATGCACTTCTTTTTTGAGGTGTGAACATTTCGCTAAAAGCACCGTTTAAACTCATTTTACCTTTTTATTTTGGGTAAAATTATTTTAATGGTGCTGTTTAAAAGGGAAACATTGTTAACTTTCTTTAAATAGAAAAATCCCTTTCGAAACTGGAAAGGGATTTTTGATGTTTTTATTTTTTTTTATTTTTTCTTAGTAATTCTTTTTTCGGATTTTTCTATCCAACGCCACACGTCATTTATATCACAAGTAATGATACCCATTCCCGAATGTTCTTTTTCATACTTTTGAATTTTCTTAGACAATACATCTATGAACACTCTAGCACTAATATTTTCCAATATATCTTCTTTTTTATCAGGCATCTTTTTTTTTATAAAATTAATATTTTAAAACTTATAATACCAACTATCTTTTTTCTTTTCGAAAGTATATTTTAATTTATCAACTAATACCGTTACGGTTTCAGGTTTATAACTTTTAGCAATTGGAAGCAACCTTATTGATTTAGCTAGATTTTCGGCTTTTAAGTTTTCAGACATTTATTTATGATTTAAGATTTTTGATTTCGGACTTTATATAAAAATATCCGGTTGCTAATTCGATAATTATCAGCAAAACCAATAACGCATACCTGACGGGGTTTTTACTAAAAAAATCGAGTTCTAAAAGCGAACTGGTCACAAAGGCGATTATAAATGTGAGTACGATTATTGTTAGGATTTTCATTTGTTTTTTTTGTTGTTACGATTAATAATTACTTTAAATGTGCTAAAATCGGAATAGCGATACTTTCCGAATAATTTATGGTAGGTTTCGTTTACTTCATCAAAAGCTGATTTGTTAGACGGGGCGTTTTTTAATTTTTGGAAAAACACAGAATAAAACCCCTCCAGGGTAGAGAGTTTTTTCATTTCTTCGTTTTCTTTTTCGAGTTTTGCAACGTAAATTCTTAGAGCGTTTTCTTCGGCGGGTGATAGCATGTTATTAAAGTTTAAGGGTTACTTTCCTGCATCTTTAGTGATTTTTGTCTTATGTAATTTTAATTATTTTATGAATGCTATCTTATTATTTTGGTTGCCAAATAATCATTTATAGCCTTGTTTACTTGAATCTCGGAACAGTCGAATTCTTTTGCCAGCTGTGGTATCGAATTAAGCGGGTAAAACCGCCAACGCTCTACTATTTTAGCTTTTACCGCATCGGATAAAGGGGCTCGGATTTCTTTTTTTATTTTCATTAGCATACGAATTCTGCATCATCGCGGTTATAATAACTTTCATTACTTGGTTCTTTTGGAGAAAGGGAACCGCCTAGAGCCATGATACCTCCGATAATCGGGTCAATACGCTTTCCGTTTGCATGTGATTTACCTTTTGATATTCTTATATTTTCATTATGATCTTCGATTGTAACACAACCCGACAACGCCCATTCTGCAACCGGATTACCATCATGTTTTATTTTTCCTTCGTACACTAATTTTTCAAACATTTTAGTTGGATGCGAGAAATTAGAAAGTGTCTGCGAAAAATCAGAAACATCATAACCATCATCAAGCAAATTATTAACGATTGTATTTGAATTCCAACGGTCACGCTCAATTCTTATAATTCCATATTCATCATAAATTTTCCTTACATGATCTTCTATAATATTATAATCAACCACATCACCAGGAGTAGAAATTAACCAGCCTTGATCCCGCCAATACCTATAAGGAACCTGATCTTCTTTTGAACGCTTATCGATTGTATTTTCAGGACAAAAAATAAAAAACTTAATATATCTTATCCCATCTTCATCAGGTTCTGACAATACTGTAAAAGCGGTTAAATCGGTTGTTGTTGACAAATCTAAACCAGCATAAGCACCTAATGCTTTAATTTTTCTTGCTTCGATTATTTGACGAACTTGTGTTTTTAAATCAATTCCGTAATTAATATCGTTGCGTTTCCAAATTGCTGAAGGAATCCAAACATTATAACCATCAACCCAAATATTTAAAGACTTGGTTTTGAAATTTGGAATTTTTGACGGTTGATTTTTAGCTTTAATAAATTCTCTTTTTAGAAAGTCTTTTAAAGTGGTGATGTAATTCATATTTGGATTTGCTTTCTCCCAATTAGCTTCATCTTCCCAATCATCATCTTCATCCATTTGATGAATCATAATCAGCGTATGATCATCTTTATTTAAACCTCTAAGAATATCTTTATAGCTATCTTCAGCTAATTTACAAGCCGATTTTAAGTTAAAACCAGCGGTTGTAATAATGTAAACTAATGGGTTATCACGCGCACCCATTGCCGATTCCAAAACCTCCCGCACACTATCATCTTTATGAGCGTGGTACTCATCAATTAAGGAAATTGAAGGGTTTAAACCGTCTAAAGTTTTGGAATCACCTCCTAAAAAACGAAAAACACCGGATGTGTGCGAAAACCGTATTTCACGCTGTGTATTACTAAACCCTAATTTCCGTAACATTAACGATTTTTCAACAAAAGCATAAGCTTGTTCCCAAAGTGTCTTTGCCTGGGCTTCTTTTGTTGCTCCTACATAAATTTCAGGACCTTCTTCGCCATCAAGAGATTGGCAATACAAACCTAAACCTGCTAACGGCGTAGTTTTTCCGTTTTTCCTTGCCTCTGATTGATAAACAAAGTTTATACGGCGTAGTTTAGTTTCTTTATCTACCCATGCAAAAATATTATAGATTGTAAATTGCTGGTATGGTGACAAATCGAAAGGAGTTTTGTTTTTTGCCAAAGGACCTTTTGTATGCACCAAAAAACTAGGAAAGAAATTAATAACAAACATTCCTTGTTTATGATCTAACATATACCCATCCTGATCAGCAGTTTCTATCCAGTCGAAAAAACGTTTTGCCGCTAACTTTATTAATTCACCCGTAACTATTTTACCTTCCAATACATCGTATGCGTATTGAAAAGGTACTGATGATTTCATTTCGGGTGTGATCTGCATTTTTTAATTTTGTGTTTTTGGGTTAATCAAATATCAATAAAAAGTTTAAAAAAGCGCATATATGCGCCCGTTTGTTTTGAAAGATAAGCGCAATTTTATTGCGTGATAGAAAAAAGCGAAATATTATTTATTAAGTCTATTGGTAAAAAATTACGAGAAAAACGATTATCTAAAAATCTTTCTCAGGAACTTCTTGCGACTGACTGCAATATTCCAAAAAGCCAAATTGGACGAATTGAAAGAGGCGAAATAAATACTACTGTTGGTACTCTTTTTAAAATTTGCAAGGTTTTAGGGATTGAGGTTAGTGAGTTGGTTAAATAATTTCAATTTATCAATCCCACGGATTTACAATCTTTTCCCAAAACAAACACGGCTCACATTTTTTTTGGTTAATTTCATGAAGCGTACAAAAGAAATATTGATCACCATTTAAATCTACATCGTACTCAAAAAAACTGCAATTTTCGCAATGATTTTCAGGTGATAAATATTTATCAATATCAAATTCATATCTTTTAACCGCTTCCATCATCATTTTTAGTTATTTTGACTGAAAATCAATTTTAAGCCTATTTCTTATTAGTATTGTGTATTTATCTTTACCACTGTCTAATATCTTCTTAAAAAGCTTTATTTTAAGTTGTTCGTCTTTTATGTACCCCGAAAGCTTGTTTGCCGATGTTAATTTTGTGTTTTTGACATGATTTTCATGCGGATTTTCTAAAACTCGGATGATGAAGTTGCGGTTTATGATTGCGTTTGTCGGGTTGTTTGATTTTAGTGCCATTGGTTGATTATGGATTAAATTTTATCTCAATCGAGTCTGTATTTAGTCTATTTTTACCCAAAAGAAACCAATCATTTTCGTTTCCATTCGGAATAAATTTTAATTTTTCTGGAAGAAATAATTTTGAAAAATCAATGGTATCATATACAGAATTCGGCATATAAATTAAAATTATATCAAATTCTAAATAATCAGCAATACTCTTTATACTTTCTGATTTATGGTCAGGTATTCCAAAATATTGCAAAACCGCTGTTACCTGTTGGTTTTCATAAAATTTTCTTTGATAATCGAGCATCTTTAAATGAGAATGCATTTTTTCTAAATCTTGCAATGTTATCATAGTTTTAGTTTAAAAATTCTCATGTAAAATTGGATGACCTTTGTCATACACTTTTGTAAAGTGATGAATGCCATGAGGGAAATCATTTGGACTCATATTTATTTGAGACTTCATTTCTAGCTCAGGAAAACATCCATTTTCTGAATCATCAGGGTCGATATAATGATATTCATCTAACTGTTCAACTGAAATATCTGTTAACGCTTCGTTTTCTCTCCAAAGCATTACTTTTTTTTCTAATTCTAATTCTGACAAATTGTTGCAGAAATCTTTTAATTGTTTCCAATTCATGATTAAGTTGTTAAAAAAACAAACATTGCTAAAAATTGTTTTTCCGCTTCTTCAGCAGAATAAAGAGGAAATGTAGAATCGTTATTCTCTACAAAGGCATTCCATTCTAAATTTAGAAAGTCACCATCGATTTTTTTAATTTCAGAATTTAAAGGATAATCAAAACCGAATTTTTGAGCGATGACTTTCATTAATTTATCTTCGAATTCTTTAAAATCAGGCAGTAATTTTTTGAAAGGTGACGGCATATCACCCATGTAAGCTTCAGAAGCATCATGCAATAGAGCTGCTAATTGATTTTCTTTTGAAGCGTTTTGTGCTACATGAAAAGAATGCTGGGCAACACTGTATAATTTTGGAAGTTGTCCTGCAAAACGGGCGGTATTTGCCAAACCGTGTGCAATGTCTTCGATGCAAATTGAATCCGGATCTAGAATTTTTAAATCAAATACTTTTCCTGTGAAAGTCCTGATTGAATTTTCGGTGTAAATTGTGTCTGTTATCATGGTTTTGGTTTTAAATTTTATTGATTATCGTTTTTAGCTTTCATTAATTCTTTTTTTGATTTTGGATAAGCCCAAAAATTAGATCCTTCAACTATTCCTCCAGGTTTGTATTTTGAAAGTCTTGGAAAGAGAAGCGTTTTTTTATCAAATGAAATCCACATTCCCACAAAAAACTTAATATATCTTATCCCATCTTCATCAGGTTCTGACAATACTGTAAAAGCGGTTAAATCGGTTGTTGTTGACAAATCTAAACCAGCATAAGCACCTAATGCTTTAATTTTTCTT